TGGATTAGAAATATGTGTAAATATGGAGATTTCTTTTTAAAATTAGAAATTTCTGAAAAATTTGGTGTTTATAATGTTATACCTTACAATGCATTTCATATAGAAAGACAAGATGGATTTGATTCTGAGAGACCTGCTGATGTAAGATACAGATTTGACCCAGATGGTATTAACCAATCATATGGTCAATACTCAGTTCCAAATTCTAGTTATCAAAACAATGATAACGATAAAGCTATATATTTTGATAACTATGAAGTAGCACATTTTAGATTACTTTCGGATACTAATTTTTTACCTTATGGTAGATCATACCTAGAACCAGGACGTAAATTATTTAAACAATATACAATGATGGAAGATGCTATGTTAATTCATAGAATTGTTCGTGCTCCTGAAAAACGTATATTTTATATAAATGTTGGGAATATTGCACCTGCTGAAGTAGAAAACTTTATGCAGAAAACAATATCAAAAATGAAACGTACCCCTTATATTGATCAAGAATCGGGCGATTATAACTTAAAATATAATATGCAAAACTTACTTGAAGATTTTTACATCCCAGTAAGAGGTAACGATCAAGCAACTAAAATAGATAATTTAGGTGGTTTACAATATGATGGAATCCAAGATGTAGAATATCTAAGAGATAAATTATTTGCTGCCCTTAAAGTACCTAAAGCATTTATGGGTTATGAAAAAGATTTAACTGGTAAAGCTACATTAGCTGCTGAAGATATTAGATTTGCTCGTACAATTGAACGTATACAAAGAATTATAGTTTCAGAACTTACTAAAATTGCATTAGTTCATTTATACGCACAGGGCTATAAAGATGATGCTTTAGTAAATTTTGAACTTTCATTAACTAATCCTTCTGTAATTTATGATCAAGAAAGAGTAACACTAATGAAAGAAAAAGTTGATTTAGCTAACCAAATCTTAGATAATAAATTAATGCCTTCTGACTTTGTATATGAACATATATTCCATTTAAGTGAAGATGAATATGATGAGTATAGAGGATTAATTGCTCAAGATGCTAAACGTAAATTCCGTATTAATCAAATTGAAAATGAAGGAAATGATCCACTTGAAACAGGTAAATCATATGGTACACCTCATGATTTAGCTTCATTATATGGTAGAAATAGGTATGATAATGGAGAAGTACCTGAAGGATATGATGAGGATAAAGAATCATTAGGTAGACCAAAAGAAAAAGTGTCTAATAGAAATACGCAAGATAATGCTCTTGGCAAAGATAGAATTGGAGCTGTTGGAATGAAAAAAGATAATGATTCATCTGATTCAATAAAACCAAACTATAAAGGTGGCTCTCCTTTAGCACTTGAAACAAAAAATAAACGAAATAAAAATAAAAAAATGTTTAATGATCTAAAAAATCAGAAAAAACAGATAATTTTTGAAAAAGAAATCAAAGGAAACTCTCTATTAAATGAAGACCAAATACAAGAGTAATAAATTTTTATATATTTATAAATAAATAAATTGTAAAGGAATGCAAATTAAACATTCAAAGTATAAAAACACTGGGATACTTTTTGAACTATTAGTACGCCAGATTACTACAGATACTTTAGAAGGCAAACCCTCACCAGCAAAAGATTTATTACAAAAATATTTTGTAAAGTCTGAATTAGGTAGAGAGTATAAATTATATGAGTCTCTTTTAGCTAAAACAACATTAACTGAATCAAAAGCTAATGTTATATTATCTACACTAGTAGAATCTTCTAAAAACCTAAATAGAGGAGCTTTAAAAAGACAAAAATATAATCTTATAAATGAAATAAAAAAGAATTATGATTTAACTAAATTTTTTAATCATAAACTTCCTAACTATAAACCTTTTGCTGCTTTTTATACTTTATTAGAATTAAATAATTCTCCTAAATCTTCCCCTAACCAATTAATCCAAAATAAAGTTACTATTTTAGAATATTTAACAGTAGCTTCTATTAAAAAAGATAAAGTTAGAGATGAAGTAATGGAAGAAATAAACAAATCTGATAAAGATACTAAATTACTTACTTATAAAATATTAATGGAAAAGTTTAATGGTAAGTATGATGAACTAGCTTTAAAACAAAAAATTATTCTTAAAGAGTATATTAACTCAATTGATAATGCTCCTCGTTTAAAAGAATTTTATACTACTACTATAACAAGTATAAAAAAGCAATTAAAAGAGTTAAATAAAAATACTAAAAATAAGGTTACTAAGATTAAAATTAATGAAATTGTTTCTTTAATAAAAGTTCCCACAAAAACAACTAAATTGAAAGACAATGATTTAGTTGATTTATTACAATATTGTGATTTAGTAAATGAGTTAGAAATTACTAATGGAAAGAATTAAAGAAATAGTAAAAAATAAATTAAAAGAAATGTCCGCTACTAACCAAGGCGGTGCTTCTTTTACCCCAGGTGAAGGGGCTAATTATGCTACTCCAACAGTTTTTAATAAAAATAAAAACGCTAAAGGAGCTAAGAATATTTATTATTATAAGTTAGGGTTTAAACCTGTACCTAAAATTAAACCTAAATCTTATGATATAAAAAAAATATTTGAAGAAGAAAAGTTAAACGAAATGAATGATTTTCAGAAAAAACGTTTAGCTGGTTTAGATGAAATTGAAAGATTAATGAATGAAATAACACCATTAGTCTCTAATGCTAAAAACGATACCATTGAACTATATGGTGGAAACGCTGGTTCATATGATATTACACAACCAATAGAAATAGTTAAAAACTATTTACAAGAAATAAAAGAACTGTTAACAGAAAAATAAATGAAAAAGACATTACAAGACCAGTATTTGTTAATTAAAGAAGGTAAAGGCCATAAAGACGTCTTTATTAAGGAAGCTAAACAACAGTTTCCAGGATTAATTCGTAACGCTGCTACATACACAGAAGTAGCAAATGTTCTTAAGACTAAAAACATTATTAATGAAAATGTTATTGGTTTAGAACCTATTAATCAATTACAATCTTCTAAAAAAGAATTATATGAAGTAGCTTTTGAAAACTTTTTAGCTGAAGCAAAGAAAGAACATTTTGACGATGAAAAAGCTGAACTTAAAAAACCTTCAAAACAAGTAGAAGAAGATGCTGAAAAGAATTTTGATTATGAGGATAAGAAAAATCCTGATAACTTAATTTTTGATCAGATTATGAAAGGATACTACACTGAAATGAAGGATCCTAAAAATGAAAGTAAAACAATGGAACAATTAAAAGCCATTGTAATTAAAAATCTTGAAAAAAATCCTACATATTATACTGAAAAAGGTCAGTTTGGTGTAAAAGATTTAGGGTATACGATGGACGCACCTGGTTTAGGTGAGCCAAAAGAACCTAAAGGTAAATATAAATCTTCTGGATACGGTAATTTAAAAGAAAATAAAGAACCAATTAATGAGGAAGATCAAGTTCGTAAAGTAGTCCGTTCTATAATTAATGAAGAATTAAATGAAATGGATACTACTAAACCTGGAGACGTATTAATGTTTAGAGGTGAAAGCATGAAAGTATTAGACATTGATGATGTAGGTAACCATAAACTAGAAGATAAAACAGGAAGAGTTAGAATATTTAATTTATCTCAAATTAAACAAGGTACATTTACTCCT